CATCGAGGCCAACAAGCAGCAGGTGACTAAGCAGCTCGGCGAGGACATGAAGCGCGTGAGGTGCAGATGCTGCTCAACGAAGGGTACCTGCGGCGTGCATCGTTAAGGCGATCGAGGCGATTGATTGGCAGCGCAACGGGGATGGTAAGGGATGACTACTAAGACAATCGAGAGCTTGCCGTGTGAGATGACCACTGCTGAGCTGGCGCTGAAAAGCTCGCAAATGGCCGCGAAGCTGGCCGAGCTCAATGGCCTCGAGGCCAACAAGCAGCAGGTGACTAAGCAGCTCGGCGAGGACATGAAGCGCGTGAAATTGCAGCTCGACAACGTAGGTGTCGAGGTCCGTTCGGGTATCGAGTACCGGCCCACTGAGTGTTACGAGGTGCCGCGCTATCGCGACCTCAAGGTGGACTTGATCCGCAACGACACGGGCGAGGTCGTTCGCACGCGGGCAATGCATGCGAACGAGCGGCAAGAGGCGCTTGACCTGGGCAATCCCGAGGCGCGGGAAGCGTCGAACGAGCACTGATCGTGGCCGAGCTTGTCGAGACGGATGAGCGATTTACACCTGAGCATGTGCTCGAGGTGGTGCGGCAGTTTGCGCCGATCTACCTCGATCCGTGCACGACCGCCGATAACCCCACGCGCGCCGAGCATTGGATCACGGCAGAGCAGGACGCCCTCGGCGATGGTCAGGGGTGGTATCGCGGCGACAGGCGACGCTTGATATTCGCGAACCCCCCCTACTCGCGGGGCGAGCTTGTGCGCTGGATGAGCAAGTGCGTCGAGGAGTCGCAGGAGGCTGAGATCGTTGCGCTGATCCCCAGCGACCTCGGCACCGAGGCCGGTCGCATCGTCGCGACGTCGTGTGATGCGCTGTGCTTCGTGCATGGGCGCCTCACCTTCCGGTCGCCAGCAGGCAAGCCATCCGCCGGCGCCAAACAGCCCAGCGTGATGCCCTACTGGGGCGAGGACACCAAGCGCTTCGAACGCGTGTTCTCGCAGCTCGGTACGGTGTGGGTCCGATGATCCTCGTAATCCTCGAGAGCCCTTACGCTGGCGACGTTGAGCGCAATCTTGCGTACGTGCGCGAGTGCATGCGCTGGGCGCTGCTCCACGGCATGGCGCCGATCGCAAGCCACGCGCTCTACACACAGCCGGGCGTGCTCGACGACAACGACCCTGAGGAGCGGTCGCTAGGCATCGCAGCGGGCCTCGAATGGAGGCGCGTTGCAAACCATACGGTGTTCTGCGCGCGCTATGGCTGGTCTAGAGGCATGCGCGCGGGCCTGGCGTCGGCGAAGGCTGAGTGTTGGCCGTACGTAGTGATTCACGGGGACGAGCCATGAAACGAATTGCCCAGGCCATCGTCGTTGACGTCGCGTTCTGCGCGTTGGCCGCGTGGCTGATCGTGTGTTGGGCGGGCAACAGCGCGGAGGCTGCGCGCAGGCGTCGTAAGGCGCGGAGGGAGGCGTGGGGATGCTAAGCAGGCTGAGCTTTGTTGTCCAGGACGTGCCGCGTGGGGAGCTCGGCGATGGCCCTTGGGAGCGCTACGAGGCGGCTAAGAGGCTGACCGGCGACACGGCCAGGTCTGCGGCCGAGTACGAGGCTCGCCTGCGCAAGGTGGCGGCGGAGTTGAACCTGTGAGCTGGTTCTACGTCGACGATGGGTTCTACGACCACCCTAAGCTCGGGCGCTTGCCTCCCAAGGTGCGCCTGCAGTGCGTGGGGCTGTGGACCGTGGCCGGCGCGTGGTGCCGTAAGAAGCTTCAGGGCGGAAAGGTTCCCAGGTACCAGGTTGAGCACCTGGGAGGCACTAAGGCGGCTGCGGACGCGCTTGTGGAGTGCGGCCTGTGGGAGCGCGACGGGGAAGACTACCAGTTCCATCAGTGGGGCGAGTGGCAGGAGACCCCAGAGGAGCTCGCCGCCAAGCGCGAAAAAGGCAAGACGCGCCAAGCAAACTGGCGTGACAAGCGGCGTGACAGGCGCCTCGGTGACGCGCGCGTAACGCCGTTACGTAACGCAGAAATGGGGGGTGGTAACGCGTTAGTAACGGGCCTGTCACCGGGAGATCCCTCTCCCTCTCCCTCTCCCAGAGATCTAAGAACCCCCTTACCCCCTTCGGGGGCTTCTGCGTCGGCGGGGCAGGAAGTCCGCGACGGCTGGGCGGCGGCATGGTTCGCAGCGGGAGCCGGCACGATGCCCGTGCTCAGCGGCCAGACGTTCGCAGCGGCCGTGGAGTTTGCCCGGCAAGTCGCAAAGACCCACAACAAACCCCTCGGCGAAGCGGCAAAAGCCATCGCAGGGCACGTGATCAAGCACGCCAAGCAGGCGCGGGATATCCCGTTCGACCTGGCACGCGTGGACCCCTTCGCAGCTCCCCGAATCGAGACCGCGGAAGAGCACAATCGCCGCGCAAACCACGTCGGCGAGAGCTACGAAGATTACCTCAAGCGCAAGGCCGCGGACCCCTGGGCGAAGGCGATGAGCCCATGAGCGCGGCCCCGAACATCGACCCGGAGCTTGAGCGCGCTTTCGTCCGCGAGTGCATCCTGAACTACCCAAAGTACACCGCTCGCGGCGTCTCGCCCGAGGACTACGCAACGCCGAGCGCCAGGGCCGTCACAGAGGCGTGCGGAGAGGCCTGGGAGGCCCACGGCACGGTTACGCTCGAAAGTGTCGCCACGGCCCTGCAGCGAGCTGCAAAGCTGGCAGGCATCGGCGGCACCAGGGGCCTGGCTGAGCTCATGGTCACCACGGCAGTGCCCGACGTGGCCAAGCTGCGAGACCTGAGGCGCCTGCGAAGCTTGCGTGAGCGCGCCCTCGAGGCCGCTGCAGCCGCGGAAGCGGGCGACCTGGACCGCGCGACCAGTCTGCTTGGCGAGGCCCACACAGCGGCGCTTGAGAGCAGCGCGATGGGCGAGGTCCGCAGCTTCGCGGCGATGGCGCACGCGTACATGAACGACCTGCAGGATGCGCGCGAGACGGGCAAGGAGCTCACGATCCACCCGGGGCTAGAGCACCTCGAGGAAGCGATCGGCGGGCTCACACCGGGCTCGATGCTGCTGCTCATCGCGAACACGAACGTGGGCAAGAGCTCGTTCGTGCTCGAGTTGATGCTCAAGTGCGCTGTGCGCGGCGTCGGCACGGGCCTCGTGAGCTTCGAAGACGACGACGAGATGACCACTCGACGCGCGCTCTCGGCTCACAGCGGCGTGCCCTCGAGGCTCATCCAGGGCGACATGAGCGAGTTCAATTGGGCGCGCATGGGCCGCGGACTGCAGGAGCTCGACGGTATCGGCAAGCGCATGTTCTTTGCCGACTGCTCAGGCGGAACGGACCTCGACGCCTGCGCTGCGATGTCACGCATGGCGCATCGCGGCGCGAAGATTCTCATCGTGGATTACATCGGCGAGGTCGAGGCATCGCGCGAGAGTCGCGACGGTCGGCGCAACGACATTCGCTGGGTAGCAGGCAGGCTCAAGGTGCACGCAAAGCGCTTGGGCGTAGCGCTCATCGTGGTGTCGCAGATCGGAAGGCCGACAGACAAGAACCCGAACCGCGAGCCCACCAAGCACGACGCGAAAGAGTCAGGCGACCTTGAGAACAAAACCAACACGATGCTTGGCCTTTGGCGGGAGCAAGAGGACGACTGGGCTCCGGTTTACGTGAAGGTGCTCAAGGGAAAGTCGGGCGGCAATGGCCTAAGATGGCAGATGCAGCGCGACCGCGGGACGCCTGAGCGTCCGGGCTCGGGAAGACTGCGCGAAGTGGGAGAGGGGCCAGGCCGTGCATATTGATCGGGCACGCAACGCCGTGTTTGAGCTCGTGCTGCAAGCGCGGCAAAACCGCGTACTGATCGAGCATGCAGAGTCAGATCTGGACGTGCTGCAAGCCGAGCTTGCGCGCGCGGAAGAGAGCATCACCTACGGAGTGATAGACCGTCAGATTGCAGGGGCCGCGAAGGCAACGAGCATCGGCGAATACATCCTTGCGACCTACGGGGCTGAGTGGGTCGCGATCGAGAACGGGCGCGAGTACGTAGATCGCATCGCGCGCAACGTCGCATTCAATGCTCAGACGGCTGAGATTGCCGCGCAGATTGAGGGGGCAGCGTGACCCGCAAACGCAAAAAGGTAACCACGAAGCGGCTCATGGCAGAGCGGCCGAAGTACCTCGTACTGCTGAGCAATAAGCCCGCGAATGACAACGGGGCGAAGCGATGAAGCCAGCAAAGCCGCTGGAGGGCGACCTTGGGCCGATCGTCGACGTGTGGATGGACCTGGGCTCGCTCGCTGCGCGCATGCGCAAGGACGAGCAGGTTGCTGAGTGGGAGCGACTAGAGCGCGAGGATGAGGCGCGGCCTGACTTCGTGCCCTCATTCGGGAGTCGGTGGAACAGCGAGTTCCGCCGCGGCGTCGTGCGCGCGACGGTGGCGCCGGCGGATGCAGAGAGCGAGGCGACCTTCCTCGCGAGCGAGCGTGAGCAGCTGGGCATTGACCGCCGCACAGGCGAACTGAGGAAACTCGGATGAACCGCGCTGAGTCACTCCGCGCCGAGATCGAAGCGATGTTCGCGGACCTGAGCGGCTATGCCGACCTCGAGGATGCGTACATGCGTGCGCACTCGCGGCAGAATCAGCAGGAACGCGAGCGCCGTAAGTTCAAACCGAATGGCGGCAAGGTGCGCAGGCCAGCGAAGCCCAGCGCGACGTGGCTCGACCGCATGAGGGCATGGGTTGCGACGTTGTCTGTTGAGCAGCTGCGTGACATCCATCGGCGCAACTGGCTCAAGCGTAAGGCCGACCCGGTCCGGTACGGCGCGAAGAAAAAGCAGAACGCTGAGCGCATGAACCGCCAATACCACGCGCTTCCGCCAGCCGAGCGCAAGGCGCGCAATCGTAGGCAGTACCAGGACATCAGGGCTAGCCCCGAGCGCTTGGCCAAGCACCAGGCTTACAACCGCGAACAGATGCGCCGGTATCGCGCTGAACGGAGGGCCGCATGACCACCTACAGCTTTGTCGTCGCGGGCCCACCGCAGCCCAAACAACGCGCCCGCTCGGGCAAGGGCAACCGCCACTACACGCCCGCCGAGACCGTAAGGTACGAGCGCGCAGTCAAGGCCGTTGCGTCGCTCACGAGGCCCCCGAGCTGGCGCACAGATGGGGAGTACCACTTGTTCATCGTGGCGTACTTCGCGGACAGGCGACCGCGCGACGTGGACAACGTGGTCAAGAGCGTCTCCGACGCGCTCAACAAGGTGGCATTCGACGATGACAATCAGGTCGTGCGCGTGAGCGCTGAGAAGCACATGGGCGACACTGTGCCGCGCACGGAGGTCACAGTGACGTGGATGGGCGAACGGGCTGTGAAGGCGCGCAAGCGTAAGGCGGTGGCGTGATGAAAACCGAACTAGAGCAGCTGCGCGAGCAGCATCACGACGACGGGCGCATGGCCAAGGCGCGCAAGGCTGACTTCTGGCCGACTGACAGGAGGAAACGATAGATGGCCAAAACCAGACATAAGGGGCCCGACGCCAAGCGCAAACGCAAGGGGCCTAGCGCGCCCAGGAACACGCAGGCCACGTCACCTGAGCGTGTGGCCATCGACCAGCGCCGTAAAGAGATGCTCGACCTGCGCGTGCAAGGCTACTCGCTGCGCGCCATCGCCGATAAGCTGGGCATGCATCACAGCAGCGTGGGCGAGGCCATCACGGCAGAGCTCGACGCGCTCACCCGCGAGCCCGCGGAACAGCTCAGGACGGTGGAGCTGGAGCGCATGGATGCGATGCTGGTCGCGCTGTGGCCGAAGGTGGAGGGCGGTGACGTTGCGAGCATTCAGGCGGCGCTAGGAGTGATGCAGCGGCGCTCAAAGCTGCTCGGCCTCGACGCGCCTGTGAAGACGGTCAACGACAACAAACACTCAGGTGGCGATGGTGCGCCGATACGCGTCACGGTCACTCCTGAGCAAGCGCTAGCTGAGCTGCGTGAGGAGCTAGAGGACAATCCCGAGCTGCGCAGGAAGCTGGTGGGGGGATGAGCACGACGCTCGACACGGAGATTACGGGCCGGCTGAGCGTTCGTCGCGATGTGAACGGCGATGCGCTGATCGGCGGCGGCGTTGTCGAGCTTCATGGCGTGCCGGACACTGGCGATGACGGGGATGTAATCTTTGACTACGTCCAAGAGCTATCGGTCGAGCAAGCGGAGAAGCTTGTCGCAGTGCTATGGAGGGCGTTGGCCGAGCGCGAGATCGCGTTGCGTTGCGAGGCTGGGCTTTGACCATCCCCCACGCCATCACGCCCATGCGCGACCACGATCACGCGTTCGTTCTGGACAGCTGGCTGGAGTCGTACCGTCACGCGCCAAGCTCGCACCGGCTGCCCAGCGGCGTCTACTTCACCCGCCAACGTCGCACGGTCGAACGCTTGCTCAGTCACAGCGACGTCAAGGTGGCGCGCCCGCCAGACTGGCCTGAGGGTGTGCTCGGCTGGCTGTGCGCGGAGCAGTGCGGCGACGTGTTCGTGCTGCACTACGGGTTTGTGAAGTCGTTCTATCGCAAGCGCGGACTCGGCAAGGCGCTGGTAGACGCGTTCGCGCCCACGGGAAGGCTGGTGTTTACGCACCTGCGGCCTCCGTACACGGACTATCTGCGCGACAAAGGGTTTTCACACGCACCGCATTACGCGAGCGTGAAGTTTGGAGGAGTCACCAATGGCACGTGAACGGCTCAAGGGCATGCGCTTCGACGCGGGTAGCCTCCATGGCGTGTTCGATCGATTCGTGGCGAGCGAGCGTGAGCGGATGGCGCGGGTGGCCCTTACGCCGTCTGACTGGTCCTTCATCAACAACGCCAGGATGGCTTTCGAGGGTAGCGGCATGGCGCCTGCCGACGTGGAACTGCGCATATCCGCGCTGGCCAAACGATTGATCGACAAGAAAAAAGGAGTCACCAATGGCTGAACGAACCGAGTACGTGCATGTGCACTTTCACCAGTCCGTAACGTCGCCCAAGGTCGCTAGACCATCGGGCAGCGACAAGAGCGTATTCATCGACGCGTTCGAAGATGACGGAGTGCGCACACGCAAGCGCGTGATCAAGCTCGAACGCGAGGGCGAAACGATCATCATGACGCACCTGGAGTCAGGCCGCGTGCGCGACTGCCCGTGGAGCAGCGTCAGGCAGGCAACGCGCGCCGATGACAGGTACGTGGACAACGACCCGCGCACAGGGACGTTGAAGCCTGCGGCGAAGGGGAAGGTCGCGTGAAGCGCCTGCGCATGGATGAGATCGTTTGGCCGGTCGACGCGTCCAGGCGCGCGGACCAGGAGCTCCAGCGTTGCGAGCAGCGGCGGGTCGACGCGTCCAGGCGCGCGGACCAGGAGCTCCAGCGTTGCGAGCAGCGGCGCATGGAGATCGCCAAGCTCGCGATCGCATGGGCCAAACAGACCGGCGACCCGATTCTGCAAAATGCTGAGAGCGTTGCGCTGTTCGAGGCGGTCAATGCGTTGTTTGCCGTGGAAGGGAAGGCGTCAGAGTGAAAATCCAAGCAGGCCGCGCAGACATCAACGCCATGGGCGTGCGGCTCGCGAAATCCATGGCAGACGATCGCGACGAAGCACGCAAGCGCGCTGCATCCGGGCAGACGAGCTACGCGTACGACACGCGTGACCAACTCGCAGTCATGCAGACGGCTGCGCCACCGCGAGCGAATGACCCTCTGCGCGAGCCACGGGTAAGGTGGACGACGCTGGGCGATATGCCGTTCGGGCTTGAGCCGCTGGTGGTCGAGGGCAGCGCAAGTGAAGCCGCTGCGAACAAGTGGGATATGCGCAAGCTGCTTACAAGGCGCCTGCATCGCGCGTATCGCAATGCGCTCACGGCGGGGAAGATCATGAAGATCGCGGAGGCGAGTGCACGTGCGAAGCGGGCGGACGTGTACATCGCAACGATGGAGTTTGCGCAGCCATGAGCGGCGGCGGCAAGCGCGTGCAGGCGAAGGACGTGCCCGAGACGCCGACTCGTGCTGATGGCAAAAGCGCCTTCATCGAGGCCTTGAAAGTCGATTTCTACCGCTGGCGCTGGCGTCCGATGATGCCTGTCGTCAACGACCCCATCCTGCGAGGCGTGGCCCCTAAGCCATGAACCCTTCGGCTGTCGACACGCTCATTGCCACCCGCTTGACGCCGTGGTTCCAGGGCCTCTTTCGCCCTCAGCGCCGTGTGCTGCGTTCGCCCGCAAGGCTCAAGGCCATCTTGTGCGGACGGCGCGCGGGCAAGACGGTCGCAGCTGCAGCGGGCCTAGCAGACGCTCTCGACGCAGCGGAGTTCGACGAAGCCGTAGTCTACGCCGCGCGCACTCGAGCCATCGCAAAGCGCCTCATCTGGGCAAAGCTGCACAAGTGCGCTCGCGACGCCGGGCGCAAAGACTGGAAGTTCAGCGAGACCGAGCTCACCATCACAAACAGTAAGGGCGGGTTTGTGCTGATCGTGGGGCTCGACAAACCCGCCGAGGTCGAGAAGCTGCGCGGCCTCAAAATGCGCCGTTTCGTGGGCGACGAGCCCGCGACGTATTCCGCGGTTCTCGACGCGCTTTACGATGAGATTCTAGAGCCCGCGCTGATGGACTTGGACGGCGATATCTGGCTCATGGGCACGCCCGGGCCGATCCTCGCGGGTTTCTGGTACAAGGCATCCACCCAGCAAGATGGCTTCGAGGAGTGGGAGCCTCACCACTGGACGATGCTCGAAAATCCGCACACGCCCGATGCGCGCGCGTACCTCGATCGCGTCCTCACGCGTAAGGGCCTCGACGAGTCCGACCCGACCATCCAGCAGGAGTACTTCGGTCGCTGGTGTGCCGACGACCGCGCGCAGGTCTACCGCTACGTGGCCGCGATCAACGACCACGCAGGCCTCCCGGCTGGCTACGATCCGCGCAAGTGGGTGCACACCGTGTGCGTGGACTTCGGCGTGGTCGATGACTTCGCATGGACTGTCGAGGCGAGTCACCCTCACCGCGAGCAGTGCTATTTCGTCGAGAACGGCGCAGGCGCTGGCTTGTTGATCGACCAGATGGCCGAGATCGTCCTGCGGCTCATGACGGCCTACAACGTGCACTTCCTCGGCGGCGACCCAGGCGGCGGCGGCAAGTCGCTGATCGAGCAGTGGAACCAGCGCTACGCAGCCAAGGCTGGCGGCATGCTGATGGTGGCCGTCGAGAAGACCGAGAAACGCGCCAACATCGACATTTTCAACAGCGACCTGCGCACGGGCCGGTTGCTCTACTGCATGGAGGCTTGCGCGGAGCTGGCCACCGAGCATACACTTCTGCCGTGGGCGGACGCCAAGCGACTGAAAGAGCACCCGAGCTACCCGAACAATCGGGCAGACTCAGCGCTCTACACGCACCGGCACCACCGCGCATATCTGCACTCACTGCCACGGGTCGAGCCGAATCAAAGCAGGCTTGCTCCCGACGATCCCATTCGCATTGCGGCAGAGGAACGGCAGTTCCAGCGCGATAGCGATGCGGAGTGGTGGCTGGGGAACTGAGCCCAGAGCATGACGGATTCCTAACCCTGGTTCGCGATATGCGCGAGCTGGGGGCGACGCGCGTTCGTTGCGGCCACCTGGAAGTGGCGTTTGCTGCGCCGCCTGAGGCCCCACAGCCCGCCGGACGCATGGAACGCATCAGCGCGTCGACCAGTGAGCTTGAGGAGCTGCACGAGCTCCGAGCGATGCGACAGCGGGCTGACGAGCTCGGGATGGAGCTGTAATGCCCAGCGCCCGCCCAGCGCCCGGCTCCAAGCACGTCGTCGGCGGCAAGCCGATCGCGTCGCGTTGGTGGAGGGCCAAGAGGGCCAGCGACGCGAAAGTCCACGAAGAAGTGTTTGCCACGGTCGCGCACATCCGGTCGTCCAGCGAGCGCCGCCGCACGCAGGACATGCACCACATGCGCCTGTACGGAAACCTCGACGTGGCCGGCGCAGGCTGGCAGGCAGACCGCCGCGCGATCGGTGACGACGGGAGGATGAGGTACAACCTGTGCTCCAGCACGGTCGACACCGCCGCGAGCATGATCGCGCAGCAGCGTCCGAAGCCCATGTACCTCACGCAGGAGGGCGACTACGGGCTGCAGCGCCAGTCACGACTGCGCACGCGCGTGCTCGAGGGCCAGCTGTACGACCTGCAGGCCTACGAGATCATGCCCGAGGTCTTCATTGACGCGGCTGTGCTCGGCACGGGCTGCGTGTACGGCTACCTGCACCCGGACACGGGCGAGCCGACCATCGAGCGCGTGCTGCCGCTGGAGCTCTTCGTCGACCACCAGGATGGGCTCTCGCGCAAGCCGCGCAGTCTGTACCGCAGGCGCTTGATCGCGCGCGAGGTGCTCGAGGAGCTGTACCCGCAGTGCGCGCGCGAGATCAAAGATGCCCAAGGGGCGTCGAGCAACGACAAGACTGACTTCTGGCTGACGCGCGACACTACGACCGATCAAGTTGTCGTTGTCGAGGCGTGGCACCTCCCGAGCAAAAAGGGCGGCAAAGACGGCAAACACGTGATCGCTGTCTCGAGCGGCACGCTGGTTGGCGAGGAGTGGGAACACCAGCAGTTTCCATTCGCGTTCTACCGCTGGAAAAAGCGTCAGGTTGGATTCTGGGGATGCGGAGTCGTCGAGGAAGCTCGTGACGCGCAGGTACAGATCAATCAGGCCATCACGCGTTCGAATCAACTGCGCAAGCTTGGCGCAAACACGTGGATGCTCGTCGACACGAACGCAGAGGTGCGCGTCGAGAAGGTTACGAACGAGCCGCTCAGCGTGATTCGCTGGAACAGTAAAGGCGCGCGGCCTGAGTTCCTCACTGTGAATCCAACGCCTCCTGAGCTGCAGATGGAGATCAACTCCATCCGCGAGCAGTTGTTTTCACAGCTCGGCCTCTCGACGATGACTGCGGAGGGCAAGAAGCCTGCGGGCCTCGACTCGGGTGCTGCTCAGCGCGCGTACGATGACATCGGCTCGCGCCGCCACATCATGAACGCGCGCGCCTACGAGGACAGCTACATGGAGCTGGTCCGGCTGCTCGAGATGCTCAACGAGGACGGCTCCAAGTCCGAGGGCGGACTCACGCTCATGAGCCGCACCCAGCGCGGCCGCGCCACGCTGGTCAAGCAGGTCAAATGGTCAGCGGTCCGGCTGCCTGAGAACAAGTACCGCCTTACCATGTTTCCCACGTCGGCCCTGCCCAGCACTCCCGCGGGCAAGATGGCGGCAGTGTCCGAGTGGATCGCGTCGGGATTCATCTCGCGGCCCTATGCGCAACAGTTGCTCGACTTCCCGGATCTCGACGCTGCGGCGCGCATGGAGCTCGCAGACCTCGATAGCTGCATGCACGACGTTGAGAAGATGCTCGACGGGGAACCTGCATACCCGGAGCCTTTCCAGGATCTCACGATGGCTGCGGACGTGTGCCGCAAAGCGTACCTCCAGGCGCGCTGTCAGGACGCGCCAGAGTCTGTGCTTGAGCTGATGCGCGAGTACATGGACGACTGCAAGCAGCTCCTTGCGCCGCCTCCTGCGCCGCCTCAGTCCCAACAACTCCCCGCCGACGCAATGGTGCCCGGCGGTCAAGACCCACTCGCGCTACCCGCGCAGTCTCCGATGGCGCCGTCCATGGAGCAGGCTGGTGGACCGATGATGTGAGTGACCGACACCGCCACAGCGCCTGAGCCAGCAGCTCCGGCAACACCGCCCCCTCTCGCGTCTTTGCCAGATGGAGGGCAGCGCCTCGTTTCACCGCGCGATGCAGCCGTTGCAGCTGTGCTCGCCAAGCGCGTCGCAGCGGCCGAGGCAGCCAAGCCTGCGACCGAAGCGGCAGCCGCTCCCGTTGCGTCTGAGGCGCCCAGGGTCGAGCCGCCTAAGCAGGATGACTCCGCGTTGCGCGAGGCTCGGATGCTGCAGCAGATGCAGCAGCGCGACCGCGACGTGTACGAGACGAAGCAGCGCGCCGATGAGCTCACGAAGCAGCTCAAGCAGCGCGATGAAGTGGAGGCGCGTCGCAAGGCGAACCCCATCGATGCGCTTAAGGACTACGGCTACTCCTACGAGGACCTTACAAAGGGAATCATCGAGGGGAAGTTCGCGCCGCAGTCACCTGAGCAGCTCGCGATTGACGCGAACAAGTCCGAGGTGCAGCAGCTTCGTGAGCAGCTCGAGGCGATGCAGTCAGAGCGCCAGCAAGAGACGCAGCGCACCAGGCTTGAGAGTCACACGCAGCTCATTGCCGGCCAGCTCAAAGAAGCGGGCGGCGAGTTCCCCGTCATTGCGTCGATGCCCTGGGCAGCCGCGCACCTTGCGCAGTACCAGATGCAGAACCCTCAGGCCGACCTTACCGCCTACGCGCGCGAGCTCGAGGGCCGTGCTGCAAACGACGTAAAATCTAGTCTCACCAGCGATCACGCGCTCAAGGCGTTTCTCGCTGATGAGGGCATCAAAACCAGAGTGATGGCCTTACTGGGCATCACTAAGCCATCCGACACGCCAGCCCAGCAAGCAGCCACGGGCATACGCACAGGGAATGGTCCCTCTGCAATTCCAAGCTCTGCAGCATCCGACCCGGGGACACGTAAGACGCCATCGCGCGCGGTGACCGACCAGGAGCGCAAAGCCAACGCACTTAGAGCCGTCATGGCCAAACGCCAGACGGCCTGAGGGGTGGACCCGTGGCCGCACTAAGCATTACCGATCTCACTGACGCTCTCAAAGAGCTGTACCCCGATGGCATGGACGAGCAGATGGTGTACAAGACCCATCCGCTTCTCGGCATGCTGCAACGCCGGAAGGACTTCGGCGGACGTTACCTCCACGTGCCAATCCGGTACGGCAAGCCGCAGAAGCGTTCGCACACGTTCGCGAACGTTCAGAGCAGCTCTGCGAACAGCAAGTACGAGGCCTTCCAGGTCACGCGCGTCAACGACTACGGCTCGGGAGAAATCTCGGGCGAGGCTGCTGACGCCGCGAAAATGGGCGACGCAACGATCTTCATCGACGCCGTCAAGGCGGAGTCTGAGGGTGCGCTTAGCTCGCTCGGCGACAACCTCGGGAAGGAAGCCTATCGCGGCACCTCCGGCTCGCGCGGCACGGTAGGGACGGGAACGTCCACGCCGATCACGCTCGCGAACGTTGAGGACATTTACTATTGGGAGGTTGGTATGTCGTTCACCGCGAACGACACCGACAACACCACCACTCCGCGCGTCGGCACGGGCGTGGTCACCGGCATCGACGAGGACACGGCGTCCATCGTCTACACCGGCACGATCACGGCGCTGGCCGTAGCGGACTACCTGTTCATCGCTGGCGACGAAGGTCTCGCGGCCTCGGGCCTTGATGCATGGGTACCCTCTGCGGCGCCGGGAGCAACGGCGTTCTTCGGGGTGGACCGCACCGTCTCGACGCGTCTGAGTGGCATCCGCTTTGCGGGTGGGACGTTCGCGCCTGAGGAGGTGTTCATCCGCGCGCGTGCACGTGCTGCGCGAAGCTCCTGCAAGCCTGACTACTGGTTCATGAACCCGAAGGACATGGCGAACTACGAGGTCGCCTTGTCCGGCCAGCGCGAGACCGGCGAGAACACCTACGACATGGGCTTCGAGTACGTTCGAGCCTACGGAGTCAAGATCGTGGAAGATCCTGACTGTCAGGTCGGCGTTGCATGGGGCATCACCATGGACGCGTTCGGCTGGGCGACGATGGGCGACGCGCCGCGCGTCATCAACAACGACAGTCTCGAGCTGCTCCGTAGCGCGACTGCCGACTCCTATGAGCTGCGTGTAGTCGCGCGGCACAACTTCTACAGCGACGCGCCCGGCCTGATCGAGCGCGTAGCACTGCCCGCCTGAGGTTGATGTCATGACCCAGGCAGGAACAGCGAATTACCAGGCAAAAACGCCATTCCCGAAGCAGATCACCATGTCTGGCTCGTTCTTACCGAACGGGTCGAGCGCGGTGGCCACTACCTACGGAGCGGTCGGGTGGACCGTTGCGCGTCAAAGCGCAGGCGTCTTCCGAGTCACCTTCACACGGCAGTTCGCGGGCTTCATTGCGGTCGTCGTCAGTCTCACCACCGATCAGACGACGGCAGATCAACAGCTGCACGATGGCGCTCACACGCTGCCCACGGCGAGCGCGAACGGGTACTTCGAAATCACCTATCGCCTCGCGGCGGTCGCGACTGACATCACGGCCAGCGCGGCACTCCGGCGTATCAACTTCATCGTTGAGCTCGCCGAAAGCGACGTGCCCGGCAACGGTGTCTGATGCCTGACAGCAAACCCCTCCTTGGTCTGTTGCTCGGCGGCAAGTCCGCTGGGAAGTCGCCCAAGAAGGGGGGCGCTGGCGAGGCTCGCACGGCTGCTGCGCGTGCGCTCCTGGCCGCAATCAAGGCCAACGACGCGGACGCCCTGAGCGAGGCCCTGGGCTTGCACGGGAGCTGCAAAGACGACCACGAAGACCACGAAGACGACGCGGAGACATGAGCGATGCGAACATCTCTATGGTCATCGGTCAAAGAGGACATCCGGGTGCGGTACGACCTGCCCGAATTCTCGACGAACACGTTCATCACGAGCGCGATGGTGCTGCGGATGGGCAGCCAATCGCTGCAGCGGCGTGATGCTCTACTCACGGACGCCTTCGGGGACGACTACAGCACGGCAGTCGCTACGATCGCGACGGTTGCGAACACTGCTACCAGCGCGTTGCCTGCCGACTTTTTCAAGCTCAAACAGCTGATTTGGCTGCGCAGCACTGACAACCCGGTGCGCATCGAGCGCGCATCACCCGAGGATCAAACGAGCGATGCTTTGCTGGCCTCTGTTGCATGGACGAATGAGCGTCCGCGCTACCGTTTCCAGGGCGGGTCAACCATCAGGTGGCTGCCCACTCCAAACGCGGTCTACTCGGTAAACTGCATCTACCAGAAGACGCCGGCCGAGCTGACCAGTGACAGCGACGAAATCCAGGATGGACCCGGCTGGTGCGAGTGGATCGTGGCTGACGTGTGCGTCCGGATCGCGCAGCGCTTCGAGCAGGACCCGAGCGTGTACATGGCGGAGCGCGCAGACTGCGAGCAGCGCATCAAGGCCCAGGCTCCTGATCGTGACGAGCTGTCACCGATGGCAGTGCGCGACGTGATGGGGCTGCCCGGCGCTGGCGATCACCAGTATCGCGAGTGGCTGACGAGGTATGGCTGATGTCAGGTCGCCGGCCGATCATTCGCATCCCCAGCGTGGGAGCTCCGCAGACGGGGGCCGATCAGGCGTCGTTCGCGCGCGACGCGGCGCAGAACCCACTCGCTGGGGGGAAGCTCGTTGACGCCACGTTCGCAGCCACGAACTTCGGGCTGGCGCGGCATGGACTGGGGCGCAGAATGATCGGCGCAATCGTCGTTGGCGCAACGACGGCGCACGGTTCGGAGTTTGTCGCGATCGTTGACGACCCGGTAGCCTCTTTCCCACAGGAGGAGTGGCTCACGCTAAGCAGCAGCACCGCGTACACGGGCACCGTAAGGTTATGGGTATTTTGACATGACCGTCCTAACCAAGCAGGAGGCTGAGATCCCGCTCAACGGCGGGATGGACACCAAGCAAGGCGCGGAGCTGCAAAGCGTGTCCACGCTGCGTACCGTTACCGACCTCCGGTGGAACAAGCTGGGCGAGCTCGAGAAGCGCCCGGCGACAGCTACCACGGCCACGCACGCGGTACCGTCTGGATCTGTTTACTCCTCCGCCGTCATGAGCGGCGTCTATGCGCGTGGCGATGAGTTGTTCGGGCTGACTCAGGATCACGGGCTGGCCAGCCTGCATCCGGACGGCACAAGCCTCACGTATATGCGCCGACCGTTTGACCACGCAACAACGCCCACGGCAGAGCTCAAGCACTCTCCGGTTGCGTGCAAGGTTTCGCGACGTTTCGTGGCGCGTGCGAATGGCGCAGGGGAGCTGTTGGTCGACTCCGTTGCAACAGCGATATACGAGGAGAAACAGCTAGTCGCGTGGACCACTCGCGATGCAGCATTAGCCACGACTCTTCACGTCAAGGTTATTGACCTTTCGACGGGCACGATTGTGATGACGGAGCAAACGGTGGTTCTCGGAACGATGCAGTTCGTCGGGCTCAGCGCCATCTCCGTAAGCGAGACTGACTATGAGGGGGTGATGCTTACTGTCGCTACGTCGGCAGCGCTCCCCTATACGATCAAGGCTTACAATTGGAAAGCGTCGACGAATGACTTCCAATTGCACAGCACACTGACGAGCAATGCCAAGACGTTTAAGCACGTGCTGATCCCGAGGACCGGAGGCACTTACTATTTCGGCTTTACGGACAACACGAGCGGCTTTCTGAAGGTTTACCAGGGAACGCTAGGTTCTGGCTTTGGCACGCTGCATACCGCTACGCACGGGGCACTCGGGGGTGTGGCAATGGTCGAAGGCGATGCGCGCGTTTTGATCGCGAGCATAACCGGCCCTTCGATCCTATACGGGTCGACGTTTTACGCCGAGGTGTTCGGCCAGCCCGCTAGCGTAGTTACGCTCGCGACTGTTACGGGCACTGCTGGCACCGATCGCTACAGCACGATACATGCCGCGCTTGAAACACGCACCGGCATTTCTAGTTCGGCGGTAGTGTTCGTTACGGGCGTAGACCAGGCGATCGCGTCGGACGTATGTTTCGTGTGGACACAGGTGGTTGACTTTACGACCGTCGCCCCCACATCGATCAAGAGCGCCTATTTTCCACAAGTCGCGTGCGTGGGAGCGGCATCGTTGGGCGGTCGAGCGTACGGAGTTTTTGCACTCGACCCGTCCACGCTCTACCCGAGGGAGACTCCTACGAGCCTTATTGTCGCGCGCGTGTCTCATCCCGTCGGCACCCTCGAGACGTACCGCCTTGATCCTGTTGCCAGGGTTTGCCACGAACGCTTTGGCGTGTTGAGTTACGATTACACGGACAATGACGCGGTAAGCGTGAGTGGGGACTCTCTATATTTTGCGATGCAGGCGGACCCGATCAACGGGTACCCACAAACCCTGTTTGCGGCCAAGGTGGATTTTACGTCTAACCCTATGTCGCGCGTGGATCTCGGCGATGGCACCGCTGTATTCGGCAATGGAATTCTGCATAGTTACGACGGGGATACCCCTAGCGAGGCGCAGCCGATCCACAGGCCTGTGGTGGCGCTTGAGGCGGGCGCGGGCGCGAACATTTACACGGGCACAATCGGAGTGATCGCGGTTTACAGCTGGGTGGATGCTGCTGGTTTGCTGCACCGGGGCGAGCCGAGCGAAGCGGTCGAGTTAGAGCTGACAGCCGATTCAATGAACGTCTACGTGTCGCGTCCGGCTTTCATTGCGTATGACGGGGATACAGGCGTAACGGCGCCAGAGATTACGTGCGAGCTCTATCTCACCGCTGTTGACGGGTCGAACTATTTTCGAGCGAACAACAGTACGCAGTATCGTACGTACGACTCGACCTCTGCAAAAAACCTATGGTGGAAGTTCACAGATGTTACCGCTGGCGTAGCGATAGTAAGCGGTGCGGGCGTAGGAAATTTCCCTCAGATCTACACGACGCAAGCAGGGGGCGAGGAGCGCGCAAGCAAGGCGCCTCCTGCGTTCAGAGCGCTAACGCGCGTTGGCGATATGCTTTGGGGGGTCGACGCTGAGGATCCGTCGCGCATTTGGCATACTAAGCCGCTCGTCGCTGGCTACGCGCCCGAGTGGAACACTCTCAACACGTTGTTCCTGGGAGATTCGGGCGTAGGAATTAGCGACGTCAACGGTGTGCCGACTGTTTTTGCTGAACATGGAATCTGGCAGATCTACGGAGAAGGCCCAAACGCAAACGGAGTAGGTTCATTTGCGCCGGCTCGTCGTCTGCCCCACGAGGTTGAGTGCCTTGACAGCCTGAGCGTGTGTAGGACTGGATCTGGCGTGTTATTTCGTGGCCGCCGCGGCGTGTATCTGCTCGATACAGGGCTCGCCCTGCAGCCTGTTGGTCTGAATGTCGACGCTAATATGACGGCGTCTGGCGAGCTCAACGATGATGAGTACTGCCGCATTGTGTACGACGAACTATCGAACGAAGCGCATGTGCTCGACTTTGACGGCTCGCACTACGTGTTCCATCTGCTCGAGAACAAGTGGGCGACGTGGACGCAAGGCGGAGAGCATACCTGGAAGGATGCGGTAGTTGTTCTCGGGCGTGTTTATGAGCTCGATAGAAAAAGCACATCCGCGATCAAACGCATCCGAGCGATAGATGAGTCCGCGCATAACGATCACACCTATGGATGGTCTCTGGAGACCCCATGGATTCGATTCGACGGCGCGACTGGAGACCACAGGATATGGGAGATCGTGGTCCAGGTGCGCGTGACGGGGAATGATGCCGGTTCGGTCACAGGCGGCGGAATCTACGTCTACTACGGCGCGCGAGACACTCCTGACACGGCCAACGAAGAGACATTCCCTTGGACGGATGTGCAGATCTACGAGCTGTCAGGCGGCAATAGTGACCGCACAATTAATCTGCGGTGCCACATTACGCAGCAACGCGCGCGACAGTTCCGCTTCCGCGTCGTCGAGCTGGAGGCTGGTTACGCTGGCCCCGGCGCGGTCCCTATCGCAGTGCGAGTAATATACGGGGTGACGCCTAGCGCGGGGCGCAAGAGCAACACGGGACAGTCCAAAGGCAAGACTGTATTTGTCTGAATGAGGAGTGGTCATGGGATGGTTCAACGACGCGTACGATGAGGTAAAGCACACGGGCGCGCTCGACCCGGCCGGTCTATTCGATCGACCGGAGGGGACCTACCTCGGAGGCTCAGAGGAGGAGCTGAAGAAACGCCGAGAGCAGTACGGCGCAGGCATCGGGATCGGACGGGGCTACACCGATCAAGGTGTGACCATGTCAGCCTCCGCTGTCCCGATGTTGACCGACGCCAACCGTCAGGCCGTGGACATGACAGGTCAAGGCCTTGGCGTGGGCCGAGGCTCGATGCTCGCACAGGATCGGGCTCTTAATGAGCAAAGCCGTCTGGGGCTCATGATGATGGATCAGGCCAAGCAGGAGACTCCTTCTGTTGCCGCAGCACAGCTCCGCATGGCGAACGAACAGAATCAGCGCGCGATGATGGCGCAAGCATCGAGCGCACGCGGCGGCAACCAGGCCGCGGCAATGACGGGCGCTCAGGCCACCGGCGCGCAAATGGGCCTGCAAACAAACCAGCAAGCGGCGATGATACGTGCCGCCGAAGCGCAGCAACGTCAGGCGAATATCCTTAGCGCGCAGCAGGCAGCGGCGAGCATGAACGGCAACGCAGCGGGGCAGCTCGGGCAGCGTTCGTCCATGGGCTACGGAGTGGGTGTCCAGGGACTAGGGCAGCAGTCGCAGATCGGGTCCAATGTTGGATCGCTCGGGCTCGGCATCGCTGGCGTCGGGAATCAAGTTCAGGGCACATACGTGGGTGCGCAGACCGACACGGACAAGGCTCAGCTCGACGCGGACAAGGAATACCGAAAAGCGCTGCAGGCAAACAAGGCTGGCGCAATTGGCGGGATCGCAGGCGGTATTGTCTCGTTCGGAGGTTGAGCCATGAAGTCGAAATTCAACGTCTATGACC